CTCTAAACTTAGCACTTTCAATAATGTGTCTTAATTTTATATACCAATCATCAGGAATATTAATTAGCTTGTTCATTTTTTGAATCTTTATTAGGATTATATCTAACTACTTTACGTCTTTCTTCGCTTTTAGAAAGAATTATGTTTTCAAAACTAATCTTTTTCTTTTCTATGTAAGAATTAGCAGCATACTTTCTAATAGCTTGAGTAGGCTCTATATGGTCAAATAAATCTTCATGAACTAGTTTAAGACGCTCTAAACAATTTACAAACTTAGATAGGTAAGGTTTATTAGTTTCTAACAAGTCAGAATGGACTCTTAAAGCATTAATAACTGTAGTATGGTCTTGATTAAATAATTTACCAGCAGATGAAATTGTCATATTTAAATATAAAACAACTATTGCATAAAATTGGTATCTAGCATCTACTACGTCTCTTTTACGAGAAATACTTCCTAAATCGCTTAAACTAGTAGAATGAGTATTGCTAATTGTGCTAAGTACTGAGACTTGTGTAGGATTAAACAAACTAATGTTTAAACTTTGGTTTTTTTTAGATTGTAAAGTTTCGTAAACTTTTTGAGCTACTACAGACCTTTCAACTGGTCTGTGTTTTACCCTGTTGTAACCTTCTGCTTTTGTCATGAAGATAATCTCTGCATTAGTTACAAAAGATTCTAATTCTAGAGATGATAGGTTTTGTTTTTTACCTAACTCTGTTAGTCCTTGTATTACAATATCTCTAATTGTTGGCATAATTCTATTAATTTTTGTTTTCCGTGGTTTTTTACTATATCACTTGGGTCTTTTCCTAATTCTTCACTGTGACTAAGTGAAGGGATATTATATTTTTTACTCATTTTTTTGCTACCTATATCTCCCGCTTCATCTGCATCAAACCAAATATAAATGTTTTCAAATCTATTTTTAAGTAATTCGTATGCATTTTCTGACATAGGAGTATTTTCACTTCTTACTGATACTGCATTTATTCCTATAGACATAAGAGTCATACAGTCTTTTAATCCTTTTGTTATGATTAGTAATTTTCCTTTATGAGGAAGTTGTGTATAGCCTTCTAGTATGCCTCCAAAGTAAGAAGAACGAAATTTATTCTTTTTGTTGGCAAAAGGTCTATATAGTTTAAACTTATCTTTCTCCTTATAACGATAACAAGGGTCAAAATCATTGTTTAGATACCAAATTTCATTTGATATCCATGCTTTTTCTACTTTTCGTACGTCATAAAACTTTAACAGAGTAGAATCTATTCCAAACTGTGCCCAATAGTCTAAGTCTTTTTTAGTAAACTTAGTTAGTTTTAGTTTTATGTTAGCAGGTTTTATTTCAGGAGCTACATTCTCTTTAGCCTCTAGTTCTAGTTTCTTTCTATCTTCTAAGTTTAAAGAACTTAGTTGAAAGTCTGATTCTATTTTATAAAGGATTTCAGGAAACTCGTAACCTGTCCTCAGCATAGCTATTTCTATAGGACTATAATAGACTTTTTCTGTAGCGTAGTCTACGAAATAAAAATTACCTGTAGAAGTCCATCTAAAAACACAACTTGCATTTGTGTCATCTCTAAATGGGTTTTTATACTTTTTACCTAACTTTATCTCTTGTTGGAAATAAAAACTCATCAACCTATCTTGTCCTATTAAAGAGTAGATAGTTTTTGAGCTAGGTTTTGTTTCTAAAGAATCTAAGTCCATAAAATAAGGGGAGATATTTCACTCCCCTTTATTAAATTAGAACAAACTACTCATAGATCCGTCTGAAACAGAACCCCCAAAAGGATCTTTAATCTCAGGAGTAGAATCACCAAACATCATGATAGGTGCATTAGCATCTACTTCGCTTGTTGTAGGAGCCAACTCTTCGTTATACTCATTAAAAGTATAACTGTTGTTGTAGAAAGACTTAAATCCATAGTCACCCGTAACAATTTTAGACACATAGTCAGTAATTTTACTAGTAACACTTAGGAAAATACCTGTAAATACGTCTTGGTATTTACCATCTCTAATGCCTAATAAAACTTTAACACCTCCGTTATCTTTGTTATAGTGTGCAAAGAAATCTGTCAACTCTTTACCGTCGCCTTTAACTAAGCTATTCCAAGAACTTAATACTAAAGGTCTAGTCTTAGGAGCTAAGTTACCGTAAGCCTTTAAAAGAGAATAGATAGTCTCTTCTCCACCTTTACACTCACGAATACTTCTTAAGTCAATTCTTCTTTCTACAGGAAGACTTGCTTGTTGCTCACTTAAAGAAGCAAGGTTTTCAGCCCAAGCAGACTTAGTGAAATCATCAATCCACTGTTTTTTGTTAGTTCTTATAGATACACGAGAGTTGTTGTCTACAAAGATAGAAAGTTTTCCTCTAAACTCTTGCTTAGATGTAGGATGGTTAGTGTACCAGAAATCAATACGAGTACTTTTTTCACCTAGGTAGTTAGGTTCTTTTACTTTTTCTTCTTCTGTGTTTAAAAAAGTTGCTAACTCTTTTCTTGTAGGATTAACTAACATGATTTGAATAGGTGCAAACCCTGTGTACATTTTACGTGCTGAACTGCTCGTTTCTCTGGTTTCTAATTGATCGAAATTCATAATTTTTACTTTTAATTTGTTTTAGTGATTTAACTTATTTAATTTATTTACTTTTTTTAGCTGGTGTAGCTTCTACTACTGGTGCTTCTTCTGCATAATACTCATCTATTGTGTTACACACCTGTTGTAAGTCGTTAGGGACAAGAGTTTGTTCAAACATTCCCATAGGACTTTTAGCAGGATAGTTACGATAACGATTAGTTACAAAGTGATAAGTAGGATTACCGTCTTTGTCTTCATCTACGTGAGTATAAAGACAGATAGTAAATAAACCTTCCATAACAATCTGTGAATCTAAAGCTTTACCGATTGTTTTAATCTTTTGACCTACAATGTGGCCATCATCTTCAATAGACTCTGAGTGAGTAACATAGAAAACTTTAAGATCATTACGTAAACGACGAGCAGTAGTTAACATGTTAGTTACATCTTTTGCTAATGCAACAAACTTATTAAAACCAACCTCATTAGCTTTCTTCATCATTAAAAATGACATAGAATAGATAGCGTCATCCATAATAATATTCTTAATATGAGGAGCTTTTTGACTAATTTCTAGTAGATAGTTTGTAATTTGTTGGATATCGTCTACCTCGATATAGTTTTTTGCTTCTGGATAATAGAGTTTTTCTGCACCTCTGAAAGGTAATTCTTTACGAGCTACATTGATAATAAATGTTTCCTTAGGATCTAAGGTTCTGATTGAAGTAGATTTACCACTTCCACTTGGGCCAACAATGGCGATTAGTTTACTTGACATATTTTATTGGTTTTGATTTTCTTTTTTTGTTTTCCATCCGTAAAATGATACGAATAAACTTGCTTTTCTTGCTTTGTCTGACTTACTTCTAGTAGAATTAAGAGTACGATGAACGTCTTTATCTGGATGGTTTTCTAACCATGTTTGATAGTCGTCTTGTTCTTCCGTAGTCCATTCATACTTTTGATACCAACCATCTTCTTTAAAGTCGATAGCGTCGTAGTCTGCATTTACTCTATTACACATTTCTTTTAAGATCTTTACTAGACCTGTAGAAAATTCTTCTTTACTCAATTGATTCCTTTCTTTAGTTTATTTTTCTGTACTTTTCATAATGATTTCCTGTTAACATGTCTCTAGGAGCAGGTAGTTCTTGAAACTCACCATTAGCTCCGTTAAAGTATAATCCAATGCTTGCATTCTCTAAGCCGAAATCACGATCTTTTAAAAACTTTAAAGATCTATAGTTACTGCCTAGAAGAGAAATATCATACCCATTATGTGTCGGTATGTCGTATCTTGAAGGATTAAATAATCCTATGACTGTACGATAGTCTTGCTGAACACCTTTATTAAGATGTAGCTCTTCTAGAGATGGCTCTAACTTTTCTTCAATAAGTCCTCCTTTAGAGGTGTAAGTTTGTTTTTCTGAAGTTGGAGTCTGTTGATGTACTATTACGTTAACCATGTTTAGTTTTTTAGAAAAGACCTCTAATACGTAATCTTTAACCATCAGGTCAAAAGTCTGATAAGAAGTTAATCTTGTCTTAGTGTCTCCTGATACTTCATTAGATAATAAACTAATATGGTCTAGTACAAAAAATACCCAACGATCATTGTCTTTGTATTTGTAGCCTGTTGCTACTTTCCTTCCATCTTCTGTATTTTTGTAGATATATTCACCTACCTCAGGATTGTCAAAATAGGCTCTTATATGCCTCATTATACCCGTAGGGTTTCTTATATAATCTACGACTTCT